GCGCCCTTCGATGCCAAGATCGGCGGTCAGGTTGGGCGTGCCGTAGGAGGCGGTCTTAGGAAGGGGCATGGGAACAAGTTCCTTTGCGCTTCTGGCGGGTTGCCAGCACCGGGGAGGTTACAGGAAGCACCGGCAGGGTGCAAGGGGAAAGGGGCGGCACCTGCGCGGTGCTTCCTGGCACCTAGTTGCGTGGCACAACCCTTAGCCGACCGCCGGTCCTGGTCAGAACAAGGCCAGCACGTCCTCCGGCTCCATCTTCTCGGGCTGGATCGCGGCGGCTGGGCCCGGCCCCTTGTCGGCTGCGTGCAGCAGCCGCTCGCAGTCCGTCGTCCATTCGGCCCAGGTAGCGGTGAAGTCGACCAAGCCGTCCACGGGGGAGCGCCGCGGCAGCGGCAGGGGCGCGCGCAGGCCGAGCGGGACGGCAAGGGCCACTTGTAGGGCGGCGTGAACCTGCGGCTTTAGCTCCTCGTCGATATAGTGCCAGGGGTTGACGCAGCGGTAGTTGGGGCACTGGCGGCGCAACTTCCAGTGGAACGAAATCTTACAGGGATAGGCCAGGTTGAACAGAGCGGTGGCAACCGTCATCATGCGATTGTCCATGCGCATGGTCGGGCTGGTATGGCCGCCGCCAGCGGAGGCGTTGCTCGGCCAACAAACGTCGGGCGCGAACACGGCTAGGTCGGCCTGGGGCAGGAGCAGGCCACAGCTTGGGTCCAGCTCCAGCCTTACACCTTCTATTGCGCTGACAGCACGGTACAGGGTGGCGGCGCGCTTCACGGTTAGGACCGAGCTTTGCTGCGCTAGGCGGCTGGCGCGGAGCGTCTCCGTGTTGGGCGTCGCCCACACAGCCGGGCGGGGTACCCCGAGGTACTGGTTAGACACAACGGGCAGAGCTTCCAACAAAACGGTCGGAACGGAGAACAACCTGTGCTCGTCCAACGCTGTGCCGGTCACGGGCACGCCGTTGAGCAGGCTGCGGGAGGGGTCGAGTGCGGGGTAGACGTGCAAGAGAGCGCGGTGGCGCTTGCGCAGCTCGGCTAGGCCGGGCGGGGTAAACGCGCGGTCGGAGAGGGAAAAGGCGCGCATGGGACAGCTCCGGTTTGGGTTCGCGCCTATTATACTGTGGGCGGGAAGGGCTTCCCACTACCTATAGCGGGGTGCGCTGAGCCCGCGCGTTGGTAGGGGTGGGGTTTGGCGCACCGCGGGAGTGCGTTCCTTCCTACTTTTTTTTTATGTATATATATTTTGATGACGCAAAGCGATTTTCAGCAAACCAACGCGGGGGCTCAACGGCCCCTGTTACGGGTAGGGGGAAAGCTTGCGCTTGTCCGCGTGCCAGCCTGTTAGCGTGTGTGGGCGCGCCGCAGGCGGCCGTCGGCACGGGCGGGCCGTGCGCAGCACCGGCCGTGCGCAGCACCCGGCGCAGCACCCGGCGCAACTTTTTTCGCGACTCGGCGCTTTTTCTGTTGCGCCCGGCGGCAAGCTGCGCCATAACCCTGTCACCGGCCGCGGCGAACCGAACCAAACCCAGCCCCGGCCGGCAGGGGCCAAGCCCCGGAAAGGAAGTTCCCCAATGACCGTTTTCACCATCAACCTGCCCAAGGCGTATCGGGAACTCGGCCTGGAAGGCAAGTTCGAGTTCGACACCGACCGCGGTAACGAAGGCGCCAAGACCAACTTCACCCTTCAGGGCATGCGCTACACCGCCAGCGCCCGGATGTCCCACGCCGCCGCTAAGGTCCGCGAGGACGGTGGCACGCCCGACCGCGCCCTGGCCGAGTCGGTGCTGGCCAAACTCGTGGAGGACTGCTACGCGGCCGAGTGGCCGGAGCGCGCCCGTGCGGAGCGCGAGACGGTCAGCCTCGACCAACTGTGCTGGGAGGAGGTTCTGGAGTCTGCCTGCAAGGCCAACGGCTGGCTAGTCAGCGGGCGCAAGGCGCGCGAGGCCACCGCGGACAAGCCGGCGGTCGAGGCTCGCGAGGCGGTCACCGTGCGCACGCTCCTGGCCGAGCACGGCAGCCCGGAAGCCCTGTACCGCGCGGCCAACCACGCTTACATCGTGGCCCTGCGCGAGCGGGACGGGAAGCCGGTGGACGAGGAGTTCCTGGAAACCGTGCGCAAGCGGTCGGACACGGGCTGGGCGGCCAAGCAGAAGGCGCACAGGGAACTCCTGCGTGCGCGGCAGAAGGCGGCCAGCGCGGTTGACGCAGAGGAGGGCGCACTCTAGCGCACCCCCGGGGGGCGGTCGCCGCCCCCTTCCCACCTGCCCCCCTACCTGCCCCGGTGTGCAAGCACCGGGGTTTTTCTTGTCCTGCGCACGGCGCAACCCAGCTGTGCGCAGGGCGCGGAGCCCTGGCCGCGACAGCCCGCCGCACCCTGGCCGACCGCTACCCGCCCACCGCGCCCGCCGCCGGCAGCCACCCTCCCCCCAGCGCGTCGGGCAACGTGCCTGTGGGGTGGCCAGGATACAAACTGCGCGCGTCGAGAGCGCACCTTCCCGGTGCTGCGCACCTGCGCTTGGCTCGCCAGAAAACCCTTGCGCGCCAAGGGCTTACCGCCCACCCTTCTGCCCATGCAAGCCGCCCTCGCCCCCGACCTGTCCCTGGTGCCCCTCACCGCGGCCGACCACGCGGCGCGCGCCAGAGGCGACCTGCGGTCGGCAGCGCGCCCTTGCGCCTCTGACCCGATCACGCGGCTCCGCGAGGTGCACCACCGGGCAGCGCGGGTCCTGGCCGGCGGCGCGTCGGACGCACAGGCCGCGGCGCTCCTCGGCTGGGGGCCGGACCGCGTGCGCTCCATGCGGGGCTCCCCCGCGTTCCAGGAGTTGCTGGCCTTGTACGCGGAACAGCGCGACCAAGCCGTGCTGGACATCCAGCAGCGCATGGAGCTGATCGCGCTGGACACGCTGGGCGAGCTGCACGAGCGGTTGTTGCAGGCGCCCGAGAAGCTGTCCGAAGGAACCCTGCTGGCGCTGTTCCAGACCGCAGCGGACCGCGCCGGCCACGGCGTGACCAGCCGGTCGGTGCAGACCCACCTCGTGCTCGGGGCCGACGCGGACCGGCTGCGCGCGGTCGCCGGGGCTGCGCCCGAGCGGGTTGTGGTCGCGGACGACGTGCGGGAAGAGCTGCGCTCCAGCGCGCCACCTGCGGGGGACCCCCCATGACCGGCCTCGCGGTTCCCGCCCGGCTCTCCGCGCTCCTGGCCGGCCCGCCGCCCCGTGCGCTGCGCCTGCGCACGCCCGTCGCCGGCCTAACCTGGGTCAAGCCCTGTCCGGGGCTGGACCGAGCACTGCCCGTCGGAACAAGCGCCGCCGCCCAGGAGGGCCTCCGGTTCGAGCGGGCCGTCGGGAAGGCGCTTCGTCGGTTGGCCCCTGCCTGGGACGCCGAGCTGTTTAGCGGCCTCTGGTTCCGGTTCCACGCGGCCAGCACGGGGCTGGACTGGGCGCAGCCGGACCACTTCCTGATCCTGGACGACCGGGTGCTGCTTCTGGAGTGCAAACGCACGCAGACGCCAGCGGCGTGGCACCAGTTGGCCGCGGTCTACGCGCCGTTGCTGGCCTACATGTACGAGCTGCCGGTCGTCGGCGTCCAGGTTGCACACTACCTAGTCGGAGAGCCGGGGCCCGGCGTCGCGCTGGTTCCCGCGCTCCGCGCCCTTGCCCTGGAGGAGAACCCGGAAGAGCTGGCCGCAAGCCGGTTCCTGCTGCATTGCCACGATCCGCGACGATTGGGCTGAACCGGTGCCGGACGATGAAGAGGAGGCTCTGTCACGGCAGATATCCGGGAACCGCCCCGCCATGCTCGGTGGAAGCTACCCTACAGGTGAGCGTATCCGTGCTCTGGAAGAGGGCTTCCAGTACCACCGGGAACAGATCCACGCGGTGAACAATCGGCTGTACAAGCTCGGTGACACGGTGCAGGGCTTCACGACCTCGGTGAACGAGTTGGAGAGCAAGCTGGAGCGGTTCGAACGGGTTCAGCTGGAGCTGGACGGCAACGTTAAGGCGCTCCAGGCCGTGAACAAGAGCCTCTCGGAGAAGGAGGTGGCGCGGCAGCGGAGGCGGGACGATGTTAAGTCAGTGGCGGCCATTGTGGCTTTTGTGCTCAGCACACTTATCGGAGTTTCGACCTTGTTCAATTGGCTCCGTGATGCAGCGCCTGGGCCTTAACCCGTGGAACGTGACGGTCGGCAGCGTGCTGGGATTTGTGCTTTTTCTGGCCGGCGCACAGCTCAACGCTTGGCTGCCGCGGGAGCGGCCGTATGAGCGCGGCGAACTGACCTACTGGCGGGACGGAACGGTGCAGTTTTTCCGTCTCGACACCCTTACGGTTAACCAATACTGCGGACACGTTACCTTTGACCGCGTGTTTGTCGACGGGAGCACAAACGCAACGTTCCGCGTCAAAGCGTTAACGGCGCCGTTCGATCCGGAGCCGATCGTCCCGGTTAACTTGAAGCCGGGCCGGTACGACAACCTTGTGTGGGCTTACGAGGTGCAAAAGGGCAGGCACGGAACGTTTCGTCTGTGGGTTTCGCCAAACGAGTGCCAGGACGGTTTTAGCGAAACCTACTCGCTGTTTAACGCGCCGTTTGACTGGCGGGACGCGCCGTGAGCGAGCGGGGATGGCTCAACGCGCCGGCGCTGCCGGCGATCCAGGACTGGCGGCCGTTCCGCGTTGTGCTTTACTGGCTGCTCGGGTGGCTGTCGTACATGACGCTGTGGTGGACGCTGGGGCCGGATGCCATTCGCGCTTTGTTTCTTTACCTAGCCCCGAAACCCTGAAGGAGGGCAACTCGTGAAGTATTACAAGGCAGAAGGTGGCCAGCCGGTGGCGGTCTGGCTGAACGAGGAAAAGCCCGAGCCGTTCCCGCAGGAGTTCGGCACGCTCGCCGAGGCCAGCGACAACGGCACCAGCGAGATCATCGCGCCGGACGGGCATCGCTACACCGTTGGCAAGGGCGCAGCCGTCATGTGGGAGAACGGCGCCCTCCGGGTGCTGCCGGGGCGCGCCTTCAACATGTCGTACAAGGAGACGGACGAGAAGCCGCCGGAGAGCCTTCAGGAGGAGTTCCAGCGGCGTGTGCTGTCCATGCAGAACCGGCAGCACCCCGGCGTCGTCGCCGCCGGTAACGAGGGGCAGGCGCGCCAAGGTCCGAAGACGTCGGGGCCTGGACAGGCCGGCCGCGACATGGAGAGCGCAAGCCGCTCCGGCCCGATGCCGAGCGAGGCGAACTTTGGCAGCGATCCGTCGGGGAGTGTGCCGGGCGCCAACTTTGTCCTGGGCGGGGAAAACACGGGTGGCTCGCCGCACGCGATGGCGTATCCGGCGGCGCAGCCGGAGCTGGTCCAGCGCGGAACAGACGCGAAGGTCGAGGATCCCCGGCGGCCCGCGGCCGACATCCCGCGGGTGAGCCCCGGCAGCGGGCCGGAGGCGACGGCGAGCGTCCTGGCGCCGAAGCAGGCGGCCGAGGAGAAACAGGAGGAGGCGGCGGCCGAGGACAAGCCGGAGCCGCAGGGCCAAGCGCAGAAGGGCCAGAAGCCGGAGGACAAGCCGGAGTCGGACGGCGCGGACCCCAAGGCGTCGGGGAAACCCGTCCGCAAGTAAACCCGGCCGCAGGTAAGCGGAAAGAAGCGGAGAGGAACGGAGAGGAACGTCCCATGACAAGCGAGCGCGGCAAGCCAGCACGGATCAACCGGGAGGCACGGGCCAAGCCCGGCCAGTCTATCTCTGTCGGCAAGGCGCCGGACAAGCCGGGCCGGTACGAGATGGTTGTCGCGCTCACTGTCGAGGGGGCCGCCGGCGGTGGCGGCAACGGTGGGGGCTCGGGCTACGGCGGCTGGCGCTACACACGCGACAATTTGCCGGGCGGCCCAATTCGGTCGAACGCGGTAGAGGGCAAGACCTTCAGCAACCCGTCGTGGATGAGCCAGGGCGACCGGGACCTCGTCGACTGCGAGTTTACCAAGGAGGCTTTTCACTCCGACCAGATCGCACCGAACGTCCGGCTTATTCAGCCCACGATCCGGGACCTCGTGCCGTTTGACGTCGGTGGATCTGGTGGGTCCACCTTCGGCATGTATATCAACATGGGCAAGAAGGGCGAGCTACGACACGGCCTCGTGATCTTTGGTGGCCGCGTGATCGGGCTGCGGGCCACGGAGTTCGGGGAGTTCAAGGCGATCGACCCCACGATCATCGGCGTCGACTTCACGGAGAGTCCCGGCATCCAGCGGGGCGTTCGGCTCCGGCACGGCGCTTTCGGTCTCATCGTGGGTTGTCGGGGGCTGAAGCGGGTCACGATGCGCGGGCACCATCACGCTTGCGTCGAGTGCGAGGGCACGCAAGTGGATTTCCTCGCGGGCGACTTGCCGGGCAAGTTCAAGGAGTGGCTGCCCCTTAAGAAGCAAGGCAAGGGCAACTACCAGCGCGCGGAGCTGTGCTTTGCCGACAAGGTGGGCAATGTCGGCGTGGGCGCGCAGATGCAGGACAACACGCCGAAGAAGGCGCTCCAATGCATGGTCGGGCGGGGCCAGAAATACAAGCTGCTCGAGCAGGAGGGTTTCGCGGAGACCGACATCGGCAGCTTCGAGGAGCTGTGCGCCCTATGACCCGGGGTTGGCTGTTCGCCCTCCTGTTCGTCTTGGCCGGATGCTCCTACACCCGGTTCGAGGGCACACGGCCGAGCGACGGCCTCCGGGTGTCCGGGGTTGCCTTCAACTTCATAACGGACCGGAACCTGTCTGTGGCGTCCGATCCCGAGCACGGGTTCTCCGGTACGTACTCGAACGCGCCGAACGCAGAGCTGGGTAACCGCGCCTTTGCCACGGTCGAGAAGGCGTTGGATAAAATCCCAGGTCCCGGCCCGCGGCAGCTAGTGCCGGAGCTGTCGCCGGTGGTGCTGCCCGAGGCCGAGGAGGACGACGGACCGTGACCTTGCGTCGTGCAGAAGCGCTTTCCCCGGACGAGCTGGCGCGCGTGCGCGCGGCTTGCGAGCTGTCGCCGGCGCTCTTCTGCACGACGTTCCTCGGGTCGTGGTTCCGCGGGCCGGTCTCGTGGTTCCAGTGCGGCATCCTGGCGATCCTGACCCGGCGGGTCGCCTGGCTGGAGGAGCACCCGGAGGTTGCCAAGATCGTCGCGCACTTTCGCGTTCGGCTCGATCCGCAGGATAAGGACAGCGCGACAGCGCCGGTGTTCCGCTGGGCCGCAGACGGTCATTTGGAACTGGTGCTCGGCCGCTTCACTCAACTACGTATCCCCCGGGGCTTTTCCAAGACCACGCTCCGGAACGCTGCGACGCTCTACAAGCTGTGCTACAAACAGGCGCGCGTAATCCTGTACACGTCGGAGACGGCGACCCATGCCGAGACGCAGCTCAACAACATTCGGTCCGAGCTGGAAGGGAACCTTGCGCTCCGCGCCGTCTTCGGAGAGCTGCGTCCGGACCAGCGACTCGGCCTCAAGTGGAACAACGACCAGATCGATTGTACGAACGGCACCACGGTCGTTGCAAGAGGTTCCGGTGCTCAAGTCCGTGGTCTCCTCGTTCGTGGTTTCCGGCCCGACGACATCGTGTGCGACGACGTCGAGAACCGAGAGGACGTAAAAAGCGACGAGCTGCGGAAGAAGCTTCGCGAGTGGATGTATAACGATCTCATGCCGGCGCTTGACGAGCTGAACCCGAGCGCGACGATAACCGTGCTCGGCACGCTGCTCCATCGGGAAGCGCTTCTGAAAACCCTGGAGAACGACCCGCGGTTTACAACAATCGTGTTCTCGGCGCGGATGCCGGACGGCCAGCTCTTGTGGGCCGCGAAGGTCGACGAGAAGAAGCTGGAGCTGCTCAAGCGGTCCTACGTTGCCGCAGGTATGCTCGCCTCGTACTACATGGAATACATGAACGAGCTGCGGGTGGAAGAGGGCGCGCCGTTCCAGGAGCGGTTCATCCAGCACGGGTTGCCCTATACCGGGGAGGAACTGACCTATGCTATCGCGCTGGACCCGGCGATTGGTGAGCGTAAGCCCGGACGGAAGCGGCCCGACTTCGCCGCCATCGTGGTGGCTGCCATTTCTTCTCGCGGCCGGATTTTCGTGGTTGAGACGTGGGGGCGGCAGGGAAGCACGATGCGTGAGCAGTGCGACCAGTTCTTCACGCTCCGATCGCGATACGCCGGAAGTGGAGCGGCGATACGTTCGGGCATTGAGGCTCAGGCGTTCCAGCGTGCCCTGGTCCACTTGATGCGGGAGGAGATGTTCCGCCGGCACGATTACTTCGAGCTGGAGGCGATAACGCACAGCGCGGCGAAGGTCGACCGGATAAACGGGATCTTGCAGCCACGCTACGCCGCCGGCGTCGTCTGGCATCAGCGCCGCTTCCCGGAGCTGGAGAGCCAGCTTCTGGATTTCCCCTCGGGCCACGACGACTTCCCGGACGCGTTGGCGATGGCAGTCGCCCTGCTCGACCCGTTTGCGGCGCAGGCGGCGCCGGACGATGTGAACCTGGCAGCTGATGAGTTCAAGCCGATCGAGGAAGTGCTCGGCGAAGGGCTAGTGGCGGCATGACGCAGGACCCGCCGCTGACCATCAAGGACCGGATACTGGCGGCGTTGGCCGCGCCGTTCCAGGGGCCGTCGGTTGCCGAGCAGCTCCAGGCGCACTGGGGGTTGCAAGACCAGGCGCTTGCGCAGGGCGGTGTGCGCCAGCTCATGCAGGACCCGCGGGTGCAGGAGAGTGGGACGACACTGGCCGAAAACTTCAACTTTCTTGGACCTATCCAGGCGTATCACGGCAGCCCGTATGTGTTCGACAAGTTCGACATGAGCAAGGTCGGGACCGGCGAGGGCGCCCAAGCCTACGGCCACGGTCTGTATTTCGCGGAGAACCCGGGAGTCGCGAAGGGGTATCGGGATAAGCTGGCCGCGGGCCGCAAGGTCAAGGCGGTACATTATCAGGGGCAGCCGCTCTACGGCGATCAGGGTTATGTTGCGGCTCCTAGCGACCCGCGGGCGCAGGTCGCATCCTATATCTACATGCGCGACGGGATAGACGGGGCAATCCAGGCGTTGTCTAAGCCGTTGACACCGTACCTGATGAAGAAGTTGCCGCCTGCTCAGCTCGAGGCGCAGTTGCAGGAGCGACAGCGGCTGCTCGAGTTGTTGCAGAACGAGCGGGACGCGTTTCAGGTCGTGCCAACGGACAAGCCGGGTGCGCTCTACAACGTGGAACTCCGGGTCGAGCCGGAGGATTTGCTGGACTGGGACGCGCCCCTGAGCCAGCAGCCGGAGAAGGTCCGGCAGGCGCTGCGCGTGCTAGGAATGGACCAGCCGGATGTGCGCGTCACAGCGGCAGACACGGACTACTGGGACGTCCACGCTGGTGGCAACTGGCAAAATAGCATCTGGAAAGAGCCAGACGGGACGTTCCACCTCGATACTAATCCGGACGCGCACTTTAACACGTTTGAGGAAGCGCAAGCTGCGGCATTGAAAGACGTTGACACTGATACTTACGGAAGTGAGCTATATCGCAAGCTCGCCGCGAAGTTGGCGCCGCCCGAGCAGTTCGACGTACCGGGAGCGCCTCGCGGTTGGGGCTCCGTTCAGACGGGCTTCGAGGGCCAGCCACTAGCGTCTCGCGCGCTGCACGAGGCCGGGGTGCCCGGCATCCGGTATCTGGACCAGATGAGCCGTGGACGCGACGACGCCGAAGCCACCCGGAACTTCGTCCTGTTCGCCGACGAGCTGGCGCGCATCCTGGGGCGGGAGTAACCGGATGAAGCCCGGTAGACCGAATCGTTTTGCGTGGTTCCTGGTCGGCGGTGGCGTAGTGCTGTTCGTTAGCGTCCTGTTCTTCATGTGGATGGGCGGAGGTCCCAAATGACAAGCGGAACAACCGGATTGATGCGGACCACCCCGCAGCCGGGCGGCTACCTCGCGGACATGATCGCGCGCTGGCTCGGCATGGGCGGGGGCGGCTCGCAAGGGCCGCAGAGCCTGTTCCCGCCGGGCGTCGCCGGGCCGGGTGGGCAGGGCGGGACGGCCGGAATGGCGCCACCGCCCGGAACCCTGGGCGTGCCCGGTATCGGGCCGCTGGGGCCGAACGCCTCGATGTACACCGACTACGGTGGCAACTCCGCGTCGATGCACCCGGCACTGTTCGGGCAGTTCACCACGGGCGGACGGGGCGACCCTAACTATACCAATCGGCCCGGCACGCCCGGTCAGAACGTGCCGCGCATAGGCGTGTCGCCGCAGCCGGTTCCTGGTGTCAACCCCGGCGTGCCTGGCTCGCGGGCGGCGCAGGGCCTCGGCGGGCCAGGCTCCATGTACGGCGGACGGCCGGCAGGTGACCTCGGTGCGCTCAGCGAACCAAACTTTATGGGCGCGCAACTTGTCGACCCGCGTCCCCCCGGCCTGCCTCGGACATACGGCGGCGGCGCGGCGCCGGAGTTCCTGGCCGCGATCCTCGGTGGCGGCGGGCGGTATTAGGATGGCTGCGCAAGACACCGTCGACCTGTTGCGGCCAGACTCCGACACGCACGGGCGGTTGCTGGAGCACTTCAAGGAGCGCATCCGGTTTTCCGAGGAGCGGATGCGGAAGTTTCACTCGCGCTGGACCGCGAATGAGCGTCGGGTGCAAGCCTACATCCAGCTGTCGGACTATGAGCAGCTCCTCAAGGACCAGTCGGACGCGAAGGGGCAGCCGCAGCTCGTCAACATCGTTATCCCGCACACGTATGCGACGCTTGCGACCGCGGTCACCTACTGGCTGCACACGTTTACGGGGCGGGTGCCGCACTTTCCCGTCCGGTCCAACCAGGGCGAACGGGTCAATGCGGCCCAGACGATGGAGATCGTCCTCCAGTACAATGCGGACCACAGCCGCTTTGTCAAACAGGTCTACCAGTTTCTGAACGACTGCGGCCTATATGGCGTCGGTATCCTGCGGCCCGAGTTCAAGACGATCAAGCGGATGCGCACGGTGATAAAGCCCGGTAGCCCGAACGTTGGGCTCGCTGCGCTCACCCCGGAGACGGAGTACAAGGCGCGCGAACTGCGTACGGTTTATCAGGGCTCCGAGATCGGGACGATCGACCCGTATATGTTCCTGCCGGACCCGCGCGTGCCGATGACCGAGGTTAACAAGCGCGGCGAGTGGGTGGCGTGGCGGTCGTACAACGGCAGGCACGAGCTGAAGCGGGGTGCCTCCGAGGGCATCTACGTCCACGTTGACGCGATCCCGAAGACGCTGCCGCGCCGCGAGGTCTCCGACGGGTTGAGCAGCGCGCGCAGTGCCATCAGCGGCGGCGACCCGTTTCCGGGAGCCGAGGAGGGCCGGCTGCGTGAGCCCGGTATGGGCAACATCGGCGACTACATCCAAGTGGACGAGGGCACGTTCGAGCTGATCCCGAGCGAGTTTGGGCTCGCGGGTTTAGTCGGCGACACGGGTAGCCCAAATGCGCCCCGCAAGTTTCTGGTCACCGTGGCGAACCTCGGCCAGATCATCCGGTTGACGCCGTTCGACCACGACCACGACATGCACCCGGTTTGCGTGGCCGAGCCGCACACGATGGGTTACGGCTTCGGCCAGCCGAGCATGACGGACTACGGTGCACCGTTCCAGGACCTGCTCGGTTGGCTGTTCAACTCGCACATGGAGAACGTGCGGAACGCGGTCAGCAACATGCTGGTCGTGGACCCTTCCCGTGTCGAAATGCAGGACCTGAAGAGGAAGCCGACGGGCGGCCGCCTCATCCGGCTGAAGAAAAGCGCCTATGGAACGGACGTTGGACAAGCCGTCTCCCAGCTCAGCGTCATGGACGTCACCCGAGGGCATTTGGGTGACATGGACATCGTCACAAGACTCGCGGATAGCCTCTCCGGAGTGGGTGATAACCTTCGTGCAATTCAAAGCGGTGGCGGGCGCAAGAGTGCTACGGAAGTTCGAGTGTCGGCGGATAGCGGTGCCTCTCGCTTGGCTGCGACGGCTAAACTTATTTCCGGACAAGGAATGGTAGACCTTGCCCAGCAGATGTCGCTGGACAACCAGCAGTTCCTCGAGCACGAGTTCGCAATCCAGTCGATCGGCGACCGGTGGCTGAGCTCCCCGATCATGGTCAAACCGGGGGATATCGCGGGCGACTTCTACTTCCCGATCCACGACGGGACGCTGCCGGTCGACAAGACGGCCATGTTCGACCTGTGGCGGGAACTGTTCGGTATTATCCTGCAGGACATGCAGCTGCGGACGGTGTACGATGTACCACGGATCTTTGACTTCGTTGCTGAACTCGGAGGCGCGTACAACGTCGAGGGTTTCAAGATCCAGGTTGTTCCGGATCAGGTTGCAACGGCGCTCGGGCAGAGTGGGAACGCGGTTCCGACAGGAGCTATGCCAGGTGCGATGCCGGGGATGCCTCCCCAGGGCATGGGCTCACAGCTCATGGGACAGAGTGTGCCGGCGGAGCCGCGGCGACGGCTGAATGGAGGGGCGGGGGCATGAGCACCTCGGAGGTTCCCGGTCGCACCGGGTTGTGCTGGGCAACCTTTCCATGACGTCCGAGGAATGGGCCGCCTTCATCGCGTCGGCCGAGCAGTCTGGCGAGTGGAACGAGAACGATCGGGCATGGCTACGGTCCGTTCTGAGCACTGACAGCGCAAGCCGGTTGTTCGGCGAGTTGCTCGAGCGGGGCCGCGCCTTGGAGCAGGAGATCATTAAGACGAACCTGACGACGGAGGGTGGGCGGTTGGCTGCAATCCAGATGCAGGGTAAGCTGGCAGGTTTGTATCTGGCGCTGGACATTGTCCACGACCTAACCGAGGAGACCTAGGATGTTCGTGCGGAATTGGTGGCAGCGGGCGCTCGCACCGGACGACGGTGGGCCGCCCAGCGGGGGCGCAAACCCGGACAGCAGCGGAGCGCCCCCGCCCGCGTCGATGCCCTCGCCGGCAGCAGCCGCGAACAACCCGGCGTCCATCGCGCCCAGCTCGCCCAAGTTGCCGGATGTCGACGCGGACATCTGGGCGGATTGGGACCGACAGACCAAGGGCATCGAGCCGGTCGAGACGGCGCCGGGGCAAAAGCCCGCGCCGGGGCAAAAGCCAGCCGGGACCGGCTCGGAGCAGGCGCAAACGCCGACGCCTGCGCCGGCGGCTCCGAAGCCGCTCCAGCAGCCGCCAGAGCCGCCGAGGGCCGCGCAGCAGCCGACCGCGGTCGACCCGCAGGTCGCGCAGCTTCAGGCGCAGATCGCGGCGCTCCAGGCGCACGTTGCTGCGCGGGAGAGCCAGCAGCAGCAGCCGGCTCCGCAGGCTCCGCAGCAGCAACCCCGTCGGTACGAGTTGCGGATGCCGCCGCAGCTTCTGGAGGCGATGCGGGACGAGGACCCGCTGAAGGCGCAGCAAGCCTTCGAGGTCATGGCGAACAGCCTGGCGGAGACGGTCCACCAGACGGTGGCGCAGGAGGTCGCGAACAGGTTTCAGCACGAGTGGGGACCGCAGCTCGCCGGTTCCATCCAGTATCAGCAGCAGGGGGCGCAGGCCGCGTCCTCGTACCAGCAGGACTTCTACGGGACGCACAAGGATCTGGATCACCCGACGCTGCGGCCAGTTGTGCAGCAGGTGGCCTCGGCGCTGTTTCGGGAGCTTGGCCCGCAGTTCCGGGGGTACACGCCGCAGGTGCGGGATGAGATTGCGAACCGGGTGCGCACCCTCATCCACGGGTTCGCCGGGGCCGGCGGGACTCAGCACGCACCGGTGACCGCGTCGGCGACGGCTCCCGCGGCCTACTCGGGGAACGGGGCTCGGCCGGCTGGCCTTCAGCCGACCGGGCGTCCTCTCGACCCTAACTCGCCTGAGGCGATACAGGGCTTCTTTAACGCTGCGCGGTGGTAGCGGGCGCATAGGGCGCGCCGCAGTCGTGTGAAAGGAAGACGGAAGTGGCTATTCAGGGCCTTCGGACAACTGCCAACTGGATCGCGAATGCTCGGCCGGAGTCGTGGCGGCAGAACATCTCGCTGCTTTACATCAACGGGCAGGCGCCGCTGACGGCCCTGACCACGCTGATGAAGGAACAGGAGACAACGGACCCGCATTTCCACTGGTTCGAGAAGGGCCAGCAGACCTACCGGGTCCAGATCACCACGTCGCTGAACAACACGGACGTGACCACGTCGCTGGTGCTCACCTCCGGAGCGCTGGCGTTCAAGCTCGGCGACATCCTGCTCATCGAGCATACGAACGAAATCGTGGTCGTTAGCGCGGACCCGACTGCGGACACCGGGCTGACGGTCACGCGCGGGTTTGCGGGCACGACCAAGACAGCGCTGACCATCGGTTCGGTCAACCCGTTCGCAACGCACATCGGATCGTGCTACGAGGAAGGTTCGCTGGCACCGGTCGGCATCGCGTTCGATCCGACGGAGGCGTACAACTACACGCAGATTTTCCGCGACACGCATGAGATCACGGGGACTGCGGCGCAGACGGAGGTCCGGACCGGCGACGAGTGGAAGGAGCAGAAGCGGGAGGCCTTGGAGAAGCACTCGTTCGGGATGGAGAAGGCGTTCTGGTTCGGTGTTCGCTCCCTGGGCACCCGGAACGGCAAGCCGCTGCGGACAACCGGCGGTGTGCTCCAGGGCATCCCCTCGGGCAACAAGCACACGTACTCGGCGGCGGTCACGATGGGCGCCTTCGAGGAAGACCTGTACAAGATGTTCCAGTACGGGTCCAACGAGAAGATGGGCTTCTGCGGCAACCGGGCGCTGTTGACCATGCAACAGCTCGTGCGGAAGACCGGCGGCGTGAACTACAACATCACGTCGGGTGAGAAAGAATACGGCATGAACGTCACGCGGTTCATGTGCCCGTTCGGGACGCTCGTGCTCAAGACCCATCCGATGTTCAACCTGATGGGGTCCGTCGTCGGGACCTACGCGGCCATGGACGCGGCGATCGTGGCGCTCGACATGGACCAGATCAAGTACCGGTACCTGCGAGGCCGGGACACGAAGTACCAGACGGACCTGCAGGAGATCGGCGCGGACGCAAAGAAGAACGGGTACATCACGGAGTGCGGGATCGCGATGGGACACGCGAAGACGCACTACGCGATCTTCGGCTTGACCTCGGCGGCGGCGGAAGCCTAACCGACGTTTCTCGTTTTCCCGCGCTAACCGCAGGTTGGGGGAGCACTCCGGTGCCGACATCTTTTGCCGAAGTGCGGGAGTCTGTGCTGGCCGAAACCGACCGGCCACAGACTCCCATTCCCCGGATCGACGCGGCGATCCTCAAGTCGATTTCCTGGCTCGAGAAGCGCCACTCGTTCGAGTGGATGGCGCGGGTTATGCAACGCGACATCCTGGCGGGCAGCACGCGGGCTGGCCCGTATGATCTGCCGCCGAACTACAAGGAGCCGCGGGCACTGCGGCTCAAGGGCGTCGAGACAACCGGCGTTGCCAAGTACCGCTACGTGCGGCGGGTTGAGCCGGAGGACTTGGCGGCTGTCAAGCTGGGCGATCCGGCGGCGTACTGGATCGACGGTGTACAGTGGCTTTGGTTCTCGGGGATACCCGATACCGACGCGACCTTCGAGTTTTTCTATTTCTCGTATACGGGGACGATGGGGCCGGGCGACTTCCACTGGTTGTTTGACCACGGCCTGGATTTCGTCGAGGCGAAGTCCATGCAGTACCTCGCGGCGTACTTGCGGCTGGCGCCCGACGTTGTGCAGCCATACGTCGGTATCGCACAGGACGCCTACGCCGCACTTGTCGAAGACAACGATCGAAAGCAGCAGGCCGGGCTGGACCTCGTGCTCGGCATGTGGGAGGACGGGTATGGGCGGTAACTGGCGCGATGTTCCCTCGGAAGAGCCGGTTATTGTTGCGGAGAACTTCTCGTCGCCGGGGCCGGCTGAGTCCGTCCTGGCGCGGTACCGCGGGGACTGGCAGGCCGGGTCGCTCTACAACGTGCGCGATATGGTGACGTATGTCGGCAACGACACGCGGCTGTTGATGCTGTGTCTCGTTACCCACGTCGCGCAGGTTGAATTCCAGCCCGACAACTGGGGCTTGCTGACTAACCTCGGTACGTTTGGCGGCAGCGTCACGGAGGAGCAGTTACAGGCGGCGCTGGCTACCGTCCAGGCGGCCCAGCTGGAGGTCGAGATCAGGGCGGCCGAGGTTAGCACGACGGCCACCGAAGTCGACGCGGCGCGAGTGCAGGCGCAGGGGTCGGCGACGCTCGCAACGGAGAAAGTCGAGCTGGTCGACAAGATGATAACGTTGCCGCCAGGGAACGAGTGGCGACCTGGGCAGCTGTCGGCCGAAGGCTTGCTGGCCAAGCAAGAGGCGTTGCTGAGCGACGCGCCGGCCGTCGACGAGGTAACCATCGGCGACCACACGGGTGAGGAGGGCGCGAACGGGGCCGAGCAGCTTTTCACGGCTGTCGCCGCACACCTGAACAACAAGGTCCGGTTTGTGCGAGCGGGAACGAACCGGGACGCGAAATACAAAATCCCACCTTCCCTTTATACCCAGCCGAGTGCGCCGGGCAAGGACGGCCGCTACGCCTACATCGACGTTTATAACGACATGGTGGCCGGCAACCAGGTGACCATTGAGGGAACCGGGAACCCCTCCTCGTCGGGATCGGTTACACTCAAGCCAACGCGGATTGCGGAAAGCTCCGCAACGGCCAAGAACACGAACACTGCGCAACCCGCGACGACGGTGCTCGTTCCGTTCACGACCGGCGCGGGCAACCCGATCCCGGCGGGGTCTAACCGGAAGTTTCAGGCGCGCATCGCCGTGGTGTATCACGTAACGCCGACGACCGCGCCGAGCTTCACGGCGCCAGCCGGGACGGCGAACGTGGTCGACCGCGGAACAGACGGAGGTGGGGGTCCAACCTCCGCCGACCCGCTACACATTCGGGCCTGGACCGGGGACATCAGCGGAACGGGGGAAGCCAGCCTGACGTTCCAGTTTCCGATCCAGGCTGGCTGGGCGGCGTACTACTGCGACGTGGTAGTCCGGAATAACTGCGACGGGTTCGAGGACGTAACGGTGCTGGCCGTTGACAACGCAACCAGCGGGTCGGTTGCCGCGACGGTTGAACCGGCAACGGCGGGCGCTGCCGTCGACGTGCTTGCGCTCTTCCAGGGCGGGGCCACCGAAGGTTTGGGGCTCACGCCAGGCACAAACTTGCGGCTGGCGTCTACGGGCGCGCGGACGCAAAAAGACTTCGCATACGCGCGACAGGCGCACGACGACAGACCGGCGGCGTCCCAAGCGTACACCGGGGTAGTCGGCCGTAACACGCCGCGAGCTATCATCGCGATGGTGAGCAAGCCGATTGTGGAGAGCACCGGGGGTGGCGGCGACGACAACATTCGGCCTGCGGCGGTCGACCGGGTGTTGGAGCCGGGACAGGGTGCACTGCTCCAGATACGGAACGACGGGCTCCGTGTGTTTATGGCGAGGTACTGACCAGTGACACTAGTCAGGCTTGAGCCTACGTGGGGACGGAACCGGGGGGCGGAGTGGACCTTGCGCCCGCCGGGTGGGGGGCAGCCGCGGCTCGCGATTTACGGCAGGGCTCTGCGAGAGCTGCGGCGTTCGCCCACCGAACCGACCGTGGGCGAGTTCGAGCTGCGGCGCTACGGGTCGCAGGGTGTTGCTTGCTCGGTGTCGTGGCGAGTGCTGCCGAGCGGGAGCAACCCGGTTCTGCCGGAGCATTTTCTCGGTGGCGTTCCGGGCGGGGCCTACCCGACTGGCACGTTGTCGTGGGAGCGCGGCGGCGACCAGATCATCCCGCAGACGATCACGCTTTCGCCCGGCGATCCGCCAGTGGCACCGCTCACTGGCGTGGTAGAGGCGTTCGACCCGATTGGTTGCGTCATCGACGAGGAAAACGAGGAGATCGACCTCCGGGTGCTCGAGGAGGTTGTGATTCCGGGTGACGCAATTGTTGCGCTGCTTGTGCCGTTTACGGAGCTGGACCCGGAGACGGACACGGGCTTTGTGCGTGCTTTCGGTGACGATGCGCCGTGGAACCGGCCCGTTGCGGGTTTGGCGCAGGACGCCAACTCGGCTACGCTAAGCACCCGTCTTTACAACACGGGTTCTGTGACGCCCGGTGACTTCAACTGCACCTTCACGCGATACACTTACTCGGTGTATGAGAAGAACGGCGCGGGCGGAAAGCCGGCTGCGAGCACTACCATCCGGGTTAGCTTCACGGATCACGGCCATCCGACGTGGGGCAACGTTGCGGAGGGCACGCTGGTTCCGTGGCACCCGGATTGGCGCCCGAGCGGTGGTTTTTGGGCGGGCTCGCAAGCCGAGGACAACTGGCTGATTATCCTGGACACGGATACCGGAGCCGAGCTTGACCTGTGGCAGGTGTCGCTGGTGGGGGGCAAACTGCAAGTTGGCTCGGCCAACCAGATTGCGGGTGACTATCGGACGAAGACGGCGCCGGTGCCCGGCGACATTGGCGCGCGGGGTTGCGGGATACAAAACTTGGCGTTTCTGGTTCGCGCCAAGGAAGTTGCGTCGGGCGCGATCCTGCACGCACTTGGTATGCCGACGCGAGCGGAGTCCGCGCCGACGGCGCCCGTGCCGTTCGTTGCGCCCGCACAGAAAACCGACGGGTCTGGCACCGTCTCCAACCCTGGTATCCCGAGTGGTACTCGCTTCTACCTGTCGATGACCAATGGCGAGCTTGACGCTTGGGTCGCAACGCTTCCCGGCGGCTTGGGGATCGCGGCCATAAGCACGGCGCGGATTATCGCGCAGGCGTTGCGGGACTACGGGTGGTTCATCTCGGACCATGCCGGTGCCGTGGCGCACTTTCAGTTCGAGGATTACAACTCGGGGGACTGGACGGCGCTGGGGATGCAGTCGCGAACAGTCGGCGGTAAGCCGTATCCCGAGAGTTTGCTGGACGGTCTGATCACGGCGGCACGTCTCCGTGTGATCGTACCGAGCAACCTCTATCCTCCGTGAGCTGGGAACCTAACGATGCCGTTTTATAGCTTCAGTGTCGAACGGTCGGGTAACCTTACGGTGCCGTGCTCCGTCAAGTGGCGGATCGTGGGTGAGGGGGCTGACCAGATCACGGGAGCGTTGTTCGCGGGAGGGGTGCTACCGAGCGGAACGGCGCTGTTCGAAGCTGGCCAGACAAGCGTGCCGCAGGCGTTCGAGTTACTGGCGGGAACACGTCCGCCACAACGGCTGTTCGGGATGATCCTGTTGGAGACCCCGATAGCTTGCAAGATCGACCCGGAGGCGCAAGCGCGGAGCATCAGTGTGCGACCGCGCGCGATTGTGCCGGTGGGCGTTTGGGACCTGGTCGAGGGGAACTTTGCCGTCCATGCGCCGGAGAACGCGCAACTTTCGCGGCTGACGTGGGTGCCGGGTGGCGGGTTCGAGGTCGATGGTGCGGCGAACGACGACGCGCACAACTTCGCTTTGTGGTGGAAAACGCCGTTTCCGGAGAACTTCCGCCTGACCGTGGACATAACGAAGAACGAGGATCTCGCAGCGGTTGATGCGGGTGGACGGTTCTGGCAGTTCATCCTGGAGATGGTTGGCACCCGCAACGTCCCGGCCAAGCCCTCCGACTGGACAACTTCGCATTACCGGCGTTCGGGCTACAACCCGGTGTCGGACGCGATCTACGGCGACTTCGGCTTCTACCGGCGGGCGAGTATGGACACGGAGTCGACGGACTCCGGCAACGCGAACGAGGTTCGCTTCGTCGCGATAGATGAAGGAACAGCGCGGCGACCGACGCCGAATCCGGACCCGCCGTCGGCGCCGATGTCGGGTGCAAGCGCGACGTATCGGTTGGTGGTCACGCGGCGTGGTGAGGTGTTGAACATCAAGATTACGCCGGCCGGGACCACCGCAGCTGGCGTCGAGTGGACCGACAGCACGATAGCGCCGCGGGGTGGGCAGTCGGGCTGGCGGTCAGGGCGTGGCCGCGGGATGCTTGTCGAGCCGGTTGCCGGCATCCCGGTGGTCGAGGAGATCGACGGGCCGGTTATCCCGACCGACTACGAGTTCACGTTTGACCTCGCGCAGCGGGCAGAACGCGGAATTGGCGCGGACCTGTGGCCGGTGGCGCATGTGCAGGATGGGCGACACATAACGTTTTTCGGGGACGGACCAAACACGGGCCGGCGCAGCATCGGCATCGCGCAGATTACCGGGGTCGCGTCGGGGATGGCGGCAAGCGCCAGTGGGTTGACGTACCTGGTTGGCGGCCCGAGCCCGACGGTGGCAGGGGGCATGGCGCCGATCCCCGGCTTTCCGACGGAGGATGGGCCGTATGCGGACGGCAAGACCACGTCGTGTGTGGCGATCGACGGAAATCTGTATTTCTGGTTTGGGGGGAACGACGGCAACCGCGGGTGGAACAAGCAGCGGATTTGCAAGCTAGCGTTGTCGGCCCTGGGCGCGACGGCGCAAGTTGCCTCGTGGGGCATCGGCGTTAACGAAGAGTGGAACGGCGTTATCAATCCGGCGTTTGGGCAGGCGGGGCAGAACTTCGCGTACGCACCGGACGGTTATGTTTATTGGATGCCGCAAACGCTCAATCCGCAGCCGCAGCAGCCGGGCGACTCGCCGCACCAGCTCGGGCCGTTTTATCTGGTGCGGTGCTTGCGGTCGAACGAGCTGCTAACCAAGGCGAACCATCAAATTTTCACGGGGACGCCCGAGGCGCCTGCGTGGTCGGCGTATCCGGGAACGGCCAGCACGCGGAGCCCTGTCCTGGACCACGGTGTAGCGGTGGACTGGCGCTCCTCCCTGTATTTCGACCCGAACCTGGACAAGTGGGTTCACATCGTCGGGTTCGGCGGCGGCTCCGAGTCACGGTTTTTTGTGGCGTTGGCGGACCAACTCTACGGGCCGTGGGAGATTGTTTCGCGCAGCCAGTGGACTCACCCGGAGGTGGCCACGGATCTTGCGTCGATGAATGTTGTTCCGGGGTCGATGTCGCAGGTGGTTAGCGAGGGGGAAGTTGTCGGTACGCGGGCGCAATATGTGGTCTGGGGCGGAGATGATTTGGACACGGGCCTGAACGCGGACCGGTTTATTATGGCGCCGGCGGTGTTACGGAAGAAGAAGGACGTAAAGCCACCGCCGCCGCCTGACGCGGCGTTCCCGCGCTACGGCGCCCAAAAATGGAAGCGTGCGGTCCCAGTTCCGTCCCCAGGCGAGTCGGCCTACATCGGTGTGTCCACGCTTGAGCAACTGCGGACGCAGGGTGCCAGTATCGGTGCCGGGAAACACCTCGTTCAGACGGCGGATATTAACCTGAACGGATCGACGGTTACGCTGAACTTTCAGGGCGGGAACGGTGCGGCGAACACCCATGCGTACTGGCGGTCCGATCGGGATGTGGGCGAGAAAACCCTGTACCGGCGGATCATGAACGGCAAGGTTATCGTCCGGGGACGGTTTGGGCACCCGCGTGGGATCGCGTTCGACAACTGCGAACTGCATATCGACGCGAGCAACCATCTGCAGCTGGAGTGTTTGTGGGGTTACGGGCTGGTAGGCAGCTCGGCTGAGTCCTACTGGATTAAGGTAGAACCATCGTTGGCGATAACCAATCTGGCGATCGTCTTTTGCGAGGCCAGTCCGCGGACGGCCGGTGGTCGCATCCAAGTTCCGTTCCTGAATTGCCAGCAGGGCAAGCGTGGGGTGAGCAAGTCACCGAAAGGTTCCGGGGTTATCCCGCCGACGAACGGCTCGCAAGACTGGCTGATATCGCACCTGTTAACCGACAAGTGGGGACCGGGTTCGGGCGGCTACACGCAGACGAAGGGGATGTTGTTCGGACGGAACCCTGACGATGGTATTTACGGACTTGGCGTCACGATCCAGCACTGGCTGGACCGCGACTCGGTGGGGAAAGGCGACGACCTGATCGAGCTGAAGTTTTCCGACATCGACATGCGCGACATCACTGTCGAGATGGGCACTAGCGACGACCGGCACATCAAGGTGCGTCAAGGTCGTAAGACGTTGGGAGACGTTAGCCCGGTAGACGGCGTGGGCCACGACTTCCGACGCTGTCTATGGATTATGAAGCCGGGCGACAACACACGGTCAGGCTTCTCGATCCGGGACGCGTATTCCAAAATCCGGGAGTGCGGCGCGTTTTTCATCGACGGAACGGGCGATCCGACAGCGAGCACGCCGAAAGCAAACGGTGAGGTTGACCTGAACTTGACGACGACGGATAATCCCAAGCTGTATTGGGAAGGGTGGCCGACGGAATCACCGATGCCGGATGGACCGATCAACCGTTACGTGTCTGTCGGGAAGGCGTTGATCGGCGGGAACCACATGCAGGTGCGGTGCAGCGAGTCGTTCGGCGACCGCAACAACAACATGGGGCCAAGCTACTGCCGGATCGCGCCGGCCGACCCGAGCCGACCCGACCGTAACTATCAGGTACAGTCGCCGTTTCCTGTGTACGGAGGTCGGGCGCACGATTTTACGACGCGGGTGCCGGATGCCGACTACAGTAAGATCGCGAAGCGGGTGAAGGCCACGAACGTTGGGCCGCGCGCCTACGACGCGATGTTCCGCGGGGAAGGAGTGGAATAGCCGTGAACAACATCGGCAAGCAGCGGGTGGCACAGGTTATCGCAGCTGGGCTCAACGCGGAGCAAGTTCGGGTTGGCGACAGTTCGGTGGCGCCGGAGCCGACACAGACGGCGCTCCAAGGCACGACGATAGCGACGGGCAATGGCGCGCTCGTTGTAACAGACGGGGCTACCGTGCAGTTTCTAACCTCGGTGTCGTTGACCGCAGGCGAAATCGTTGGCGAGGCCGGGCTATTCGACAGCGACGGGAGGATGCTCGACCGCTGGGTCTTCGGGCCGCTGGCAACCGCCGCGGAAGGTTCGCTCGTCCCGACATGGAAGTTGGAGGTTCTCTGATGGCGCAGACTATTCTTCCCAAGACCGGTCTGCGCACGTTCACCGAGGGTGACGCGCCTAGCGTTTGGGGGCCGGGCCTGAAAGCCGGTACGGAAACGTTCGAGGCGCGGATCGGGCTGACGTCGGAGGGCGATCCGAACGGAACGATCGCGGGGTCCTGGTACGGGCAGACGTGCTGGGACACGGTCGGCTCCATCATGTACGAATGCACGAAGATAGGGCCGGTGGGCACGGCGGTCTGGTCGCCGCGGCCGGCGCTGCCGACGGGCGCCGTTATCGGCGGAATATGGCAGTTGTTGCCGACTGGGTTCTTGCCGTTTGACGGAGCAATCCGGGTGCGAACGGCGTACCCTGCGCTGTTCGCGGTGTTGCCTAGCACGTTCAAGTCGGGCGACAATTTCACGCTGCCGCTGATCGACAACTCGACGGCTAAGGGAATGCTGTTCGGTATGGGCGGCGCCGGCAACGTTGGGACGGTTGTGGGCGACTTTGAGACGAGCGAGCACACGTTGACGGAGGCGCAGATGGGGTCCAAGATGGACGCGTCGCCGGTGCAAGAAGGAACTGGTACCACTCGACGGCTTGTGCGTGTGGTGCCGGAGACTGACACTTCGCCGTTCGAGAACCCAACCCCGTTCAAGATCGCGTTCAGTCCACGCCGGCTTAAGCTTCTCATCGGCATTAAGTTCTAGGGAGCCGGCCCGTGCCTTTGCTTAGCCGCAACGATGCACCGCAGTTCGAGCGTGGGGTCTGGCCTGACCTCGGGAACGACGCCGCGCCGCTGATCGTGGACGCGCGGAACGTTCGGTTCGACATCGGACAGGTCAGCCCGGTGCCCGGCGCCAAGCTGGTCCTGAATACGAATGTGCGTAAGCGTATCCGGGCGATTATGTCCCAATACGCTTTTGATCGGCAGCGTTTGTGGGTCGGGTTCCAGGACGGCATTTGGGAGCTGACGCCCACACAGTTTGTGCAGCAGTCCGGCGTGGTAAACGTTTTGCAGTTTGCGGCGTTCGGGAATTTCACGTTGGTGGTCAACGGAAACCGGCTGCACTCACAGCGGACGAACGGCACGGGCGGTTTTCCGCAGATACCGACGTCGCCGGATAAGGTTAAGTTTATCGCGGTCACCGGGCCGTATGTGCTACTGTTCGGGGAGCGCACGGTTTACTGGTGCCACACGGACAACATTGACGATTGGGACTTCTTCAATCCGGACAGCCGCGCAGGGTTCATCCCGATCCGGGACATGGACACGGAGATCGTGGCAGTCGTCCCGTACATGAACGGCGCGCTGGTGTTCTCGCGCGGGGCGATCTGGTCCGTGCAGATGACCGGCGGCGACTTCACCTTCGGGGTGACGAAGCTCCAGGCACGGGTGGGCACGATCGGGCGGGAGGCAGTCTGCGTCGCCAAGGGCATGATCTACGGGCTGGCGCAGGAGCAGGTGTGGGTGTCCGACGGAGTCACGCATGACTCGCTCGACAACCCGATGTTTCACGACAAGTTGTTCCGCGAGCTGATCGAGCCGAGCAGGATCAGCGAAAGCGTGGTCTGGTACGACGCGGCGAACGATCGGATCGTCGTCAATTTTCCGGTAATGGGTACAACGCAGGAGTTCGACGGCGCGGCGTGGAACCTGACCAGCCGGAACTGGTCGCCATTGACGACGGGTTACTGCGCGGTCGACCGGGGCGCGTCGTGGCCGGCGCAACTTCTGGCAACCGTGGACGGCTTCGTCTACGGACAGGGTGCGCAGGTTATCGCGCCAAACATCGCGTTCAGCAAGGGGTTGATTACGCGACGGACGGCAACGGTTGGTTGGACCTACGGCTTGTTCGACTATGGGAAGGCGCCCTACGCGGCGTTCGTCGCGCGGGAGCCGCTGCCCACGGGTCGGACGACGGCTGACGTCGTTATGACTTTCGTTCCGGCTGACGGGTCGCCGGAGGTGCAGCTGGACATCGTGCAGGAAGGATTGTCGGACGAAGCCTGGGTCGAGACGAAGGATCAGGACTTCGGCACCGACCAGATGAAGTACGTGGACCAGATCGTGGTCAAGTTGGAGGGTGCCTCCGACCGTGGCTCGCTGTTCTTCCGGTATGCGGTTAAGGACCGGATGAAGGAGCCGACTGTCTGGTCGCCGCGGTACGTGCTGGCGGGTTCCGACGTTCCGATAAACCTGGTTAATTCGGCGGGTCGTCCCGGCGTGACCGGTCGGTACTTCCGTTACCGGATTGAGGACGACTTCGTGCGGGCACGCTGGAAGTTGACCGGGATCGACACGTACGGCCGCGTGGTCGGCGGGAGGATGAGCTAGTGCAACAAGGTGCGGCGCCACATCCTGTCCCGGAGGAGCCGCCGGTTCCAGGCGGGGACTTGCGCGCGTGGGCGAGCGCGCTGACCGGGTGGCTTGCGCGGCTGCGACGGACGTTCGCGACGGAAGCCTCGGTTGACGCAAAAATCGCTGCGGCGATCCGGAAACACCTGGAAGCGGAGCATCCCTGATGGCTGGTGATCGGCAGAAGACTTCGCCATGGTCGGAAGCCCAGCGCAATATGCAGCTGGAGATGTGGCGTAGAGGCTCGGAGCTGTTTAATACCTGGGAGCCGAACCTCTACAGCAGATACGAAGGGAACATCAACGCGGGGCCGAGCCAGGCGACTAACCGCTATATCCAGATGCTCCAGAACGCTGCGCAGTACAACCCGCAGCTGCACAAGTTCGAGGGCATCCCGGGGTTCGATCTGGAGCTGGGTGGGCAACAGGTGCGGGATGCCGCCAACCAGCTCGGAACGGACAAGTGGCTGAGCCCGGACTCGAACCCGTATCTGCGGCAAACCGTGGAGGCGGCGACTGGTGACATCGGGCGACAGTTCACGCGGCAGACGCTGCCGGGGTTGCAGTCCGCGGCGGTCGCGGGCGGCGCTTACGGCGGCAGCCAGATGGACAAGTTGGCCACGCTGCGGAACACCGAGGCGCAACGGAACGCGCAGGGCGTCGCGGCCCAGATGTACGGACAGAACTTCGCGAATGAGCGGCAGCTCATGCAGCAGGGACAGCTTGCGCTCCCCGGCTTCTACAACGCGGCGGCGAACCTGGACGTGACGCAGCAGATGGTCCCGCGGCAGTTCGCGCAGTCGGAGCGCGCGTTCGCGCAGAACCAAGACCTCCAGAACCGACAGTGGCAGGTCGCGAACCAGCAGCGGCAACTGGGATATCAGGGCCAGGCGGGCCAGCTTACGGACGTGTTCCGGCAGCGGGACGCCGAGGAACAGCTCCAGCGCTGGCAAATGGAGCAACAGCGGCATATGGCGGCGCAGCAGCTCCCGTGGCAGCGGTTCCAGATGGCGATGCCGCTGGCGTTCCAGAACTCCGGCCAGAACAATGAAGGGCCGCTCGTCGCAGCGGCAAGTGACGGTGGGGGCGGCGGTTTTGGCGGCGCGATCCAGGGCGCGCTTGGCGCCGGCATGGGCGTCGCGGGGCTTGCTCGCGGCACGGGGATGGCGGGCAATCCCTGGCTGATCGGGGCCGGTGCGCTCGCTGGCGGCGCTGGCGGCTGGTTCGGCTAAGGGGGAGGGACGACTATGACACTGTGGCCGGGCGGCAAGCCGAATATGAATGCGTTGCTGTCCATTGGGCCGGCGCAAGCGCCGTGGCTCGAGGTCGGCTACCCGCAGATGCCCGACGCCGGGTTCTGGGACTGGTTTCTGCGCGATCAGCCGATGATCGAGAGGATGCAACAGGGGCTTACGCCAACGGCGCAGGAACCGCCACCAGGGCCGCTACAGGGGCCGGTGCCGGCGCCCGGCCCACCACGTATGCTTTACGCAGAAGGCGCCACAGGGCAGCCACAGGCCGGGCCAGGGGCCTTCCCCGGCGAACCCCCGGCACCCATTGACCCGGCGTTCCTTGGCCTTGGCCAGCCCAGCGCGGGCGCTCCGTCCGGGATGTCTCCAATGGGTGACGCAGTGGCGTCGCCGGCGACCACGATGTTCGGTCAGAGCCTCGGCGGGCAAGGACCGTCCCCGGACAACGACTGGCTTTCCGCCACGGGCGACTGGCTCGCGGAGCAAGCCGGGATCGTCGGTCGCGGCGCAATGGGCCTCGGCGAAGCGTGGATGGAGCACGCGGTTAACGATTGGGACCCAACCCTCCGGTTCTTCGGGGTTGACCCGCGGGACCCGCTCGGGCTGGCGCCGGAAAGCGCAACGGCCGCGCAAGGCTTGTCGCCGTTGCAGGAAGAGTTTGCCCGGCGGATGGCGGCCGGAGGCGGCGAGCGACCGGGTGCGCAGAACCGGCCGGCGGGTCCGGGCGGAACGGGTCCGGGCGCCGGAGTCGGCGGGGGCGGAAGCGGCGGGGGTGGGATGTCCTACTCGCTCGGACGCTACCAGGCGCCGCCGCCGGTTCCTACTCGCGCGCTGCCCAACGCGCCGGACCTCTCGGGCGTTATGTCCGAGATCGAGGCGTCGGCGCCGCGCCGGCCGGAGGACGAGGAGCCGGACCTCATGGGCCGTTTGGCCCTGGGCACGCAGAACATGCTCCGGCTTGGGCCGCGCGCCAGCGTCGGCGAGATGCTCTTGGCGCTGGGCGGCGGGATAGCCGCAGGCGTCGGGCAGGAGGAGCGAGAAGCCGAGCGAGAACAGCGGTACTACGAGGAGCAGGAGCGGGAACACCGGCTGCGCATCGCCGACGCAAAACTCAAGGGTGTCGAAATCGGCGCGGAGTACGAGCAGAAGCGCGCCGACATTGATTACGAAAACCGGCTCGGCGAGTGGAAGCGGGAGGCGGCGATCCTGGAAGCGCACCAGCCGCAGGCGCAGATGACCGGGGCGGGACTGCTCATTCAGGACATCGGGCCGGATGGGGAGCGGCGCATCCGGATAGACAACCGGCCGGTGCAAGAGTTGTTGGAAATGCGGACGGCACTTAAGGGCTTGGGCGCCGGCCAGAACACGGTTAACCAGTTTACCCGACAGCAACTCAACCCGGACTCGCCGGAGGACCTCGCGTTCTCGTGGGCGCTGGACCTGATGGACAGTCCGGACCTGTGGCCCGTCGTGTACGGCGACAAGTTCGGACAATTCAACCAGGAGATCAACTCGATTATCGGGCAGAAGGACGCGACGGGCCAGCCGACGGCGTTCGGCGCGTATGCGAGTAACCTGACCGGGACGCAGGGCAACGCGATGCAGGGACAGCTCGCACAGCGGGCGCTTGCCCGGAAGCTCTGGATGGACATGATGAACAATCCGGACATACAGAAGCGCTATCTGGCGCTCCAAGCCGGACAGGCGCCGGGAGCCGTGCCATGACTGCGGTCCTCGGCATCCGTCTCAACAACCCGCTCAACATCAAGCGGACGGACCCGCGGACGGGTTGGCGCGGGGCGACCCTGGGCGTGCAGCACAAGACGTTCGAGTCGTTCGTTAACCCGCTGTACGGGTTTCGTGCCGGGGCGCGCATCCTGGTCAACTACGGGCGGCGCAACATTGCCAACCGGATCGACACGATTGCGGAGGCCATCGCGGTGTGGGCGCCGACCGCGGAGAACAATACTGCGCTATACGCACAGCTCGTCGCGCAGTGGAGCGGCTTCCCGTCGAACGCGCTTATTTGGTTGGAGGACCCCGAGGTGCTGGTGCGGCTGCTACCCGCGATGGCGCGAATGGAGGTCGGCACGATCGACTGGCCGGCGGTGCTGATCGAGGACGCTGTCAGGCTGGCCGTTACAAAGGAGAGCTGAAGTGCAGGACGGCCCCTACGTTGAAAGCGTCGTGCGCGCGCGGGAGCGCGCAATGAACGAGGTGCCGGAGCTGGTGCTGACGGCGTACTGTGTGTTTGTGTTGTCCGTGCTAGGAGGGCTGCTCCTTGGCTGAAGACGAACGGCTGCGGGACGCGGAAATCTGGCGAGCCAGAGCGGCCATCGGCCAGGAGGACCCGACAAGCTGGAGCCAAAACTTCCTGGCGTCCGGGATCGCCGGGTTCGGCGAGCTAATCGGGATTAGTCCGAGCCCGCAAGTTGAGGCGTGGCGGCAGAAGCACCCGCTGGGAGGGCTGACAAGTGAGCTGCTCGGGCCGGTCGGCTACTACACAGGCGCAGCGAAAGTCGGGCGGAGCGTGCTGGCCGGCAGCAAGCTCATGTCACGAATTGACACAATTGCAGACGGAACTCGGTATCCCCAGGTCGTCCGCCGTGCTCTTGGTGAAGTGGCGGCCATTGCGCCCGCGGAAGCGCTACGGCTGTCTGCTACCGCAGGTTTGGGCAACGATCTGTGGGAGGTGGGGACTGACGTCGCCGTCGGAGCTGCTCTGACCGGCGTGTTCGGCGCGGGCATCGGTCTGTTGGAAAGTGCTGGCAAGCGGACCGCACAACGGTGGTCCCGGCCGGCGAGTGACGCAACCGGACCGGAACAGCTCCAGCTGCGTGAGTTGCTGCCGGACATCGAGAAGGGCACGCTACCGGAGCGGTTCAAGCCGTTGGTGGAGGAGTGGCGGAGCACGATCCGGAAGGAGCGCGCGGGCCGGGAGGGGATGCCGGGCATCCAGGTGCTCGACCGGAAGAAGATTGCGGAGCGCATCCCGGTCGGGAGGCGCACGCAGCAGTCATACATCCGGGATGAGTTGGAGGGCGCCGGCGATGCGGTTCAACTTAACCGTGCTTTCTTTGTCCGATCGGGTGTGGCTAAGCCGGGTGCTCGGACCTTCGCGGCGCCCTTGGCCGTCGCTGGTCGCGGCCGTGCCGGTTTCCAGGGGCTCGAGTCGGCCGAAGAACTGGCGGACGTGGAACTGCGTGCCGGTCTTATGCCGAACTGGGAAGCGTGGGCTCAGTTCCCCACGTACCGCGCATTTCGCGAGCCGAAGGTGGCGGCTAAGTTTGAGGAGAAGATTGTCCAGGAGAACATGAAGCCGATCGGCGACGGCTGGTGGATTGCGCGCGAACGCGGCCGGGCCGGGATGTATGTCCTGGCGAAGAAGCTGCCGGGCCGTGGGCAGGTGACGGTTGAGTCGCGCACGATCCCGAACGTCGCGGAGTGGACGTTTCTAAAGACCGACTCGCCGGGGTTCTTCACGCCGAAGGCCGGCTCGCTGGCCCGGACGACGGACGCACAGAACGCTTTCTGGCGCCGCGTGGACGAATTTGCCGAGGCTAACCAGCCGTCGCCGGTGTTTAACGCCACCAAGACCCTGGTGGACCAGACGCCCCTTACCTTGTATGAGGGGGCGCCCGGCACGTCGCTGGCGGCCAAGGGCGGGCAGGGTGCGGTCAAGGTGTTGGGCAAGCTCCTGGACGTGGGAGACACGAGCGGAGCGCGCGACGCGCTGGGCGCGTTCGGCCGCGCCTTCTTCGTTCCGACAGCGTGGCAGTTTATCAAGCATCCGGCGGCGCAGCGCCTGTGGCACATCCGGCGGGCCGCGTTCGAAATGGCCGAGGCGAAGGCGACCCGGCTGGTCTACGGGGAGGCGAAGCTCGATCCGGACAAAGCGCCGTGGGTCCAGCTTCTGAAGTCGCCCTCGTCCGACGACAGTATTGCGGGGATGATCGACAAGCTGGACGAGAAGGACCTGGGGAACCTTGGGCGCGTCCTGTTCCGGGGTGGTGGGTTGCAGACGGCTGGGGAGCTGGGCGCCTCCCCACGGCTGACCAAGCTCTTGCAGACGCTACAGGACGAGGACGGACGGGAAATCGCCGCGCTCCAAAAGCTCCAGGACCTCACCGGGGACAAGCGTGTCCGGGCGCATCCAGAACACTTCTGGCTGTCCCGGAGCTGGAAAGGCGAGCACCGGGCGCCGGTGTACGAGGGCGACACGGTGGTTGCTCTCGGTTCCGGCAACAACCGGCAGCAAGCACAGGACGAGGCACGGTTCCTGGTCGACGAGCTGCGGAAGCAGGGGCGGAACGTGTCGTACCGGGACGAGGTGTTCCGGTTTGACAAACGGGACGACCTGCGGTTCCTCACCCGGCTGACCACGAGCCGACCCGTGCTCCGCATGGTCGGCGCACTCCGCGAGGAGTGGGCGATGCGGAACGCCGGGCGTCCGGGCTTTTTCAAACCGCGGCGGGGAATGGGCGGCGCAACCGGCGAGTTCCGTCCGTTTACGAAGGAGGAGGTTCTCGACGCGGTGAACAAGCACGTTCACCAGCTTGCGAAGTATGAGGCGGAGCTGAGCGTGAACCATCTCACGTTCAACGACATGGCGAACCTCAGCGTCGAGAACCCGGCGATCCATGCTCAGCTCCTTCAGCGGACGGACGATCTGGTTGGGAAACAAGGACCGACCGCAACGCTGGTTAACGCGTGGGCGGACAAAGCTCTAGGTGACTTCGTCGGGAAGGACAGCGCCACTCGGCTGGTCCGGTCGGTCAACTCCTTCATGCATCACACGGCGTTCGGGTTCTGGAACATCGCGCACGCCGGGCTCCAGCTCGGGACGTTCCTGCAAACCGGGTTGCCCGAGCTGGCTTTCATCCGCGGCGGGCACACCGAGCGGCTGGCCCCCTTCTACCACACTTTTATGCGGGCGGGACCGGATGGACTGCCCCGCGAGTTGCTTTCCTCCATTAGCCCGATAAAGACGGCCGCTGAGGGCCTTCGCCTCCTCCGACAGCCGGACGCAGAGTTCATCGAGGCTCTGAGCAAAGCCCGAAACGATGGCATAATAAATCCGCGCATATCGGAGGCATGGGTCGGCCCCGAGAGCACAATGCGGGCAGGGTTCGGTAAGGCGCTCCAGGAAGGCGGGCTCGGCAAGCTGTTGCTCAAGATCGGCTCGCTGCCCGTAGAGAAAGCCGATGAACTTGCACGCGCCCATGCGTTCGCAACCGGGTGGGCAGTAGGCCGCCGCCTGCTCGCGCGCGATCCCGGCGAGGCGTTCCAGTTTGCGCGCGATTTTACCCATCGGACTATGTACGGCTACGCGGTCAGCGACCGTGCGCGGGTATTCACGGGACCGTTTGGTGCGGCTCTTGGCCTCTTTAAGAATTGGCAGATGCACTACATCATGCAGATGGTGGACTACGCCAGCTTGGGCGCTTCCAAGGGCGACTGGCGACCGCTCCTGTGGGGCGTCACCGGTTCCGCGGTCCTCGGCGGGCTGCCCGCTACCGGCGGGCTGTATTGGGCGGCAGACTATTTCGCCAAGGATATCTTCGGAAAGAAGATCGACGAGCTGTGGTACGAGCAATGGCCCCGCGGGCAGTCGGGACCAAATGTAAGCGATGCCGTTTTCATGGGTGTACCCGGTTTTCTGCCGACGTTGGCTGGGCTGCCAGGGTTTTCCCTCACGTCGGCCACGGCTATGCCGGGCGGCAATCCGGCGCGCGACGTCGCGCAGCTCATGTCGTTTGTCTACTATGATCGCATGAAGTATCTCGGTCGAGCCGTCGGAGAGGCGTTCGAGGCGAGCGAGGCTACGGGCCAGAACCCCCTGCGCAACGAGGGCGTCCGCGCTAACCTCAGCCGCGCACTGGCTCCGCGCGCGCTCTACCGGGTCATGCAGCAAACTGAGGACGGCGTAATCCGCGCCTCGGGTTCGCTTTATCCACAGGTAGACGGGCTCACGCCGAGCGAGCAGGCGCTCTACAGTCTCGGGTTCAATCCACATAAGCTCGAACTCGCGTATAGAGTGAACGACAGGTTGTGGAACAGCGCTGAAGAAAAGAAGGCGCTGGTGTCGGCGATGGGCCAAGCGTTTGCCGCAGCGCAGCAAGCCAGGGACTTTCAGGAAATGGGCCGACTGCAAACTCGGATGATGTACCTCGGGGTTGACCCGGACTCGGTGATGGCGTCGGCTCGGGCATACGGCCAGAAGTATCGGGAGGACATGATTGAGCGGCAGGGGGACAAGCAGGCGGTCGCGTGGTATCAGCGGCTGGGATTGGTCGGACAATAGAGCACCCAGCCAACCAGTCCTCCACGAGGTTGACCAGTTCGAGGCACTCCCTCCTTGTGTAATAGTTGCCAGTGTAGGCGTATAGGCGATCGCACAGCTCGTCGCGATCTTTCCATTCCAGTCTCATGACAACCCTCCTGTTGTCTCGACCCTTCCGGTCGGCTTGTACAACTTCTCGCCGGCCCCGCCGAAGAGCCCGGCCTGGATCATCTCCGTCATGTGGCCGCCGAGCTGGAGGCCCTGGATAAAAGAGACGACCTTGTTGGCGGCCGTCCGTGTTTGCAGGTAACGGTGGATTTCGCTCTCGGGAACGCCGAGGCGTCCTTCGCGCTCCAACTCCGCGTGCCGCAGGAGCAACCACTGCGCGACATCCTCGTAGATGTCCTTGTCCGAGGCACGGCGTAGCTCCTGGAACATCTGGTGGTAGCCGGTTTCCGTGTCCTCCAGAAGGGCTTTTGCCCACATGAAGTCGCGCTCGCTGACCTGGTTGCGACCGTCGCAGGTTGCCCGCAGTATCCCGATCTTCAGGGCTTGCAGCCAGCGGCGGGTGTTGTAGTCCGCGAGCTTCTCGTGGGTAGGCGCGGGTTGCCAACGGTCCCTGGCCCACTGACCGAACAGGGCGAGGGCGCCGGGGGTCATGCCGACCGGCTCGTGTCGGTCGCAGAAGCTCTCCAACCGGGCGGCCAGGGCTTGGGCGCCTCGACGGCGTTCGGCGCTTTGCTCATCCACCTCGAACACGCCCATGGAAAACGGCACCTCTTCCTCGGAAAAGGCGAACAACGTCCGAGAGCAGAAGCCCTGGGTCCAGGCGTGCTCGGGTAGGATGTTGCCCAGGACCGAGGGTTGGACCCCGGCGAAGAACGTCAGGAACGGTTGTTCCAGCCGCAGGAGCTTCTTGTCCGAGTGGCGACGTGCCTCCTCGAAGTACGGCAGGTTGTCCCAGAGCTTGGACCAGTGCGAGATCAGGTCCCGGTCGTACTCGTGGAGGAGGATGGATAGCTCGTCGGTCATGAGCGACGCGCCGACCCACACGTACATGCCGGAGCCGTTCTTCTCGGTGTGCAGGTGTTTCGCCATCTCGTCGAGCATCGAGGCGCGGGTTACGCTGTCGGGGAGAACCCCGGCAACGCCCTCCTTCATGTAGGAGAGGACTGCACGGGCGCCGTTCATCGCCATTGTTTTCCCTGTGCCGGGCGTGCTTACGAGCACGACGTATAGGTTGGGGAAGATCGGGCCGGGCTTCGTCGGAAGCCACCGGCGCCGTTGGACTGCGGCGCTGGCCGCCATGACCCCGGCCCACCGGCGATACAGCGGCACGGTCGGGATCGGGGCGGCCCAGCGCTCGAAGTCGTCTAGCCAGTTGGCCACGGCTGGCCGTTAGGGTGCAACGGAAACGCTTAGACGTTCCCACACCCAGCGCCGGATCATCCCGGCGAGCTTGGGCATGTTGCGGCACAGGCGGGGCTGCCATACGACGGTGTCTTCTCGACCGTCGTACCAAACCATTGTTATGCGGACAATGGCGAGCGGTGCTGTAGGCGGGTTCATGCGCTTAGCCTCCGGGTTAGCAGTTCTTGAAGCGACGCGCCGCCGTTCGGCTTGTGTTGCCGCGTGCGGGGGTCCGGTTGGCCGGGCTTCCACTTGACCATACCGTCGGGGTCGGACCGGCCGTCGCACCAGCGCCAGCCGACCTTGGCTTCGGAGGGGATGCAGAAACGGCGGTCGCCGTGCAGGATCGGGAAGCCGGCGAGGTCACGCTGATCGTCCAGGATATGCATGACACCGGCGCAGAAGCCGTCGGTCTGGTCCTCGGGCACCTGGAACAACACGCTGTCGTGGGTTTGCCCGAGCCATTGCACGCGACTGCCGAAGGCGCGCCAACACCGCAGGAGCCCTTCGTTCAGGCTGTCCACCTGCCCGGACTGCGCGAGGTACGCTACGGCTTCCCGCAGGGTTGCGTCGTCTCGGAGGCGGCCGAAGAACTGCCGGCGCCGGCCCATGTACGTGGTCAGCTCGCCGGTGGATTGTAAAACAGTCGCAGTGTGTCGGTGCCACTCCGGGATCGGGAACTGATCGAAATAGCGCCGCTGGAAGTCTTCGACAACGCGGACGGGGATATGGAGAAGGCGCGCAAGCGTCCACGGTGATCCCAAGTAATTAGTAGCGTGCCCCAGCCGCTTGCACACGTCCCGATAGGACCACTCACCATAAAACTTGCGTGACTCAGCGTCGGCACGGTCGCGCACTCCGAAGCACATTTGGGCGACGAGCGTGTGCAGGTCGCCGCTTTCGCAGGCGTCGAGGTAGGTGCTGTCGCCGGTGCAGAGCAGCACGTACCAGCCGGTGATCCGGCTCTCGGCCTGCTCCTTGTCGATGTTAACCAGCTTGTAGCCGGGGTCTGCCACGTAGATTTCGCGCACGGCCGGCGGTTGGTTTTGCATGTTGTCGCCGGTGCCGAAGGCCGACCTCCGGCTGGACCAGCGGCCGGTTTCCGTTGCCGCCACTCCGTAGAAGGTCCGGGCGCGCCTGTCCGGGTCGATGCCTTTGCGCAGGAACTTCAGAGTGTCACGATGCTTCCGGGCGTGGAGGATCAGGTTGACGAAGGGAAGGGCGTCGAATCGCTCTTTGTGTTTTTCCAGCGCCTCGCGGTTGAGCGACAGCCGCTTCATGCCCTTGAACGAGATAAACAGCTTGGGCACGCGCAGGAACTCGTAGAAGAACGCGAGCAGGCGCGGGTATGAGCGCGGGTTGAGCGGGCCGAAGCCGGCGGCTTCCGTCAGCTCGTTGAGCAGGGCGCAAACCTGGGCCTCCTTGGCCTCGAACTCCGCGGCCTTGGCGTCCCGGCGCTCCAGGTCAACGAGTATCCCGCGGAGCATCATCTCCAGGGCGGGCGCCTGGAGCTGGCGCTCGAACTCGTAGATGGTGGCCGACGGCGGGTGCGACCGGAGGTCGGGCTCGAGCGCTTGCCAGACCTCCATAGTGATGCAGGTGTCGAGGCCACAGTAGAGGGAAAGGATGTCGTCGGAGGACAGCGTGTTGGCGGCGAGGGCGGCGTCCAGGTCCGCGGTGTGAAACGTGCGCATGGGCGGTTACTCCCTGTAGGTTAGGCCGCAGTAGCCCTTGTCGGTGCGGACCGGGGGCTTGCCCGGCTCGCTGTGATCCATGAGCCAGTTCCACGCCATGCAGGCGGAGGCGATGCAACCGCCGCTAGTCTCCTCCCCGGTTGGTTGTAGCAGGATGCGATTAAACGGGCCTAGTCCGTGTTGCAACTTGTAACCCGAACCGGCTCGCTCGCCAGTGATGGCGCGGACAAACGGGCACCACTTGATCCGGGCTTCCTCCTCGGTGACGATCATCGGTTCACCTCGTCGTCACGGGGATCGCGCGGCTCCTGGTACAGCGGGGGAAGCAGCGTGGCATCCGGCGGCAGAACACCGGCTGCGCGCAATATCTTGTCCGTTTGTGTCGGTTGCACGGGCGGGTCGAGCGGCATCAGGTCCTCGTGCATTGGCAGCCAGTTCTGCGCGGGCGCAGGCGTGGGCGCGACCCAACCCGGCACGGAGCGCTCCTCCACACGGAGCTTGAGGCTGCGGGCCAGCGAGACCCCCTCGCGCATACCTGGCGACCAGCCAAGGTCGAGGTAGACGGCGACGAGCGAGGCACGGGTGAGCCAAGCCCAGCCGCACATGAGGCCGGTCCGGCGGGAGGCGTCGTGCGTGTCGTCAAGGAACTGCGTGTAAAACAGGTGGGAGGCAAAGGGGGCTTCACCGCGGGCAAGGCTGTCGGCGATGGCGGCGCGGGCGTACTCGGCGCGGGCGTAGACGCCGCCGGGCTCGCGTTGCGCGGCTTCGTCGCCGCGGTAGGGGCTCTCCACCACAACGCACTCGCGGTTGCGGAGTGCCGTCAGGAGGGCGCGGTGGGCAGCACGGGTGTTAGGCATCGAAGTTCTCCTTGTCATCTGTGACGTAGTTAGTCAGCCGATCGGTAAGGCTTCGGCTCGGCGCCGAAACTCGATTACGCCGCCCGGATGGGCTATCAATATAGGACCGCCACGGATGTCCCAGTATTCAACCCAGATGCCGCCCGGCACACGCTTTATGCGGCCGATCGAGGGCCGCCTGTCGTAGCCCGGCGTCATCACGCACCCACCGAACACCAGCGGCTTTGTTTTGAGCGCCGCGTCCAGAAGGCGCATAAGCAACCCATGAGCGAGGGCTTTGCAGAGCATCGCTTCTCCCTTCCCATAATCAGTTGGCGTCGAAATCTGTTTTGGTTTTGATCACCATCTCAGCCAGCGCTAGCAGGTCGATCCGTCCGTCGAGGGCGATGACATATGGCGACCCGTGCCACTCGCCTTCTGCGTCACTCCAACCAGTCGCACCGAGATAGCAGCCATTAGCTGTCGGGCCGTCGCGGGCCTTTAGCTGCCTCTTGACCTCCTCCATGAGGAGGAGAGCCAGGTCTTCTGTGGTCATCTTAGCTTCCCATAATCAGCGGTTATCG